AATACAAATGAATATAATACTTTCATATTTAATAGTTTATTTGTCGACATTTTTAATAATTGGATTAAGTTATTATGCTATATATAAGTTGATATTACCGAAATCTAAAATATTCAAATGGCTTTTTGAAGAACCTAAAGACAAAAAACGTAAAAAGAGAAATAAAATAAAATAAAATAAATGGAATCACTTGTTAATTTATCGGTTGAAGAACTACAATCATATTATTTACGTAAGCCATTCCTAAACAAACTTTATCAATATTATATAGAACAAGGCTACTATAATATTATTTCACAACAATTTGTTTATATATTAAACAATTCATTTGTGTTATTTTATACTTTGTTTTTAGTAAAATGTGTAAATTGGCATAAATTAATAATATTGTCGGACGAAACCTTATTGAAAGATTGTGTAAATATGTCAAATCTGTTTAAATTAAATTTCTATAATTTCATATTGGTTATTAGTTATTTATTATATTTAGTCATAAAGGTGGGTGTCCTTATATCATCGATATATAATTACAAATACATTAAACATTTCTATAATAACATACTCGGTATTGGTGACCTAGATTTAGTTAACTATAAATGGGAAAAAATAGTAGATAAATTTCATAAAGTGTATATGCATAATGATATTAATGTTTATTATATCAATAATAAAATAACTGTACGAGATAATTATTTCATTTCGCTGGTAGATAAAGATGTTTTAGAAATATCTAATTTATCACCATTGATGGAATGGAATATAAAATATTGTTTTATTAATCCTATTTTCATTAATGATTATAAATACAATCGCGATTTTCTCTATTTGAATAAAAAATATATAGGTATCATACAAAATAAATTGCTTACGGTTTCAATATTAAATTTCATATTCATGCCTATATTATTACCATTTATGTTACTTAGAAGTTTATTTAGATATGGTGAAAAATTTTACAACAACCCAAGTTTAATTTCTTCGAAACATTGGACCCATTATGCTAAATGGAAATTTAGAAATTATAATGAATTATACCACGAATTTCACGAAAAGATACTTAATTCATATGTTATAGCAAATGAATATAATAATCAATTCCCTATTAGAATAATAAGCATCTTTTGCGATTTATTTGTATTCGTATTGAGTTCATTTTTTATAATGTTAATAATTGTATCTATTTTAAATGAAAAGGCCTTGACAAATTTATATATATTTAAATCAAAAAATACATTATGGTTTCTAGGTTTAATAGCAACATTAATCGCAATAATGAGAAAATCAATGAAAGAAAAAAAAATTTATTACCCAGAGGATAAATTAGTTGGACTAAAGAAAGTTATTAATTGTATTAATGACGTCACAATTAAAGATAAAAAACACAAAGACTTTTTTTTTAAGTTATACCAATTTCATGTAGTTACATTCTTCTATGATATATTTTATACCCTAATGACACCGTTTTATTTATATAAAATGTATTATAGGGCGTATGATATAGTGAAATTCCTTAGCGATATAACAATAGATAACCCAAAAATAGGACATACAAACATGTATTCAATATTTAATAGGAACCCCGACAACATGAAGACATTATTATCCAAAGAAACCTTTTTGATAAATAATCCAAATTATGACATATAATAATCCCATTCCAAATGGATTATTATAATATTCCAAATGGATTATTATAATATATAATTATTTTAGATATGACACATCAATTATACCTACAAGAATTAATAGACTTGAACCCTGAAATAAATGACATGTTTAAATATACGGATTATAGTGATACATTAACAAACATTTATTCAGACCCATATGAAAAAAAATTAAACAAATTAAACAATACATATTTGAAGCGGTTAAATAATAAATCGCAATTAACGTGTGTCGAAAAAATAATTAAACATGAAATATTACTAGAACTGGAAGGTAATAAGTATAATTTCAAGTATATACCTATCACATATCAAAATAGTATTTACGAAGACCTGGTTGATAATATTAATGAAGATGGTATCATTATATATAAAAAAAAGAAAGACTTTGTTAGTATAACAAAGCGACTAGATGATTTAGGGGAAATAACAAATAGTATCATTGAAAGATTTCGGGAAGGAATAAAACGGAAATATACTTTACCCACTGTATTAGTAAAAAAAATGATTACTGAATATAAAAAATACATATCTTTACCCGATTCGTTTAATAATAAAAAAAATCAATATTTCGCTCAATGTTGTAAAATAAAGATGATACCACATTTAAAAAAAATTATAAAATTTCTAGAAAAGGAATATTTGAAATATACAAGGACTACTATAGGTCATTGCTTTTTACCGAATGGTAAAAAGGAATATGAATTCATAGTTAAAAACAGTTATGGGTCAACGTATTCTATAAAAGATATAATGACAATAGGTATTCATCATACATCAATTACTAAAAAAATTATGGATAAAATGGGTTATATTAAAAACGAACCCTTCCCAACAAAACAAAAATTAATTAATTATTCAAATAAACTGAATAACACGTTAATCGAAGAACTAACCGACTTATTCCCAAAAAAATACAGTAAAATTGGTAGTAATATGAAAATTAAAGTAATCAATAGAGATAACGCACCAGACGTGTATTATAATTTTATCCAAGAGACTATGTATATTAATTATAAAGTTAATCCAAAAAAGAATGAATTGAAAACATTAATAGCGCACGAAGGATTTCCAGGACATCATTTACATTTGCAGTATTTATTCAAACACTCTAAGGTCGCAGATATAATGAAATTATATAATTACGATTGGTATTATGAAGGATATGGATTGTATGTTGAGGACCTTGTTCACCATAATTCTAAAGAAAGTCTTTATGGTAAATATAATTATCAAATATTAAGGTCTGTACGGTTAATAGTTGATACAGGTATTCATTATTATGGATGGTCATTTGATAAAGCATTAGAAACTATGAATAAATATATTAAACATACTGTTGCTGAAAATAAAAGTGAATTATATAGGTATATTGCCGACCCAGGTCAAGCATTGGGTTATTATTTAGGAAAACTACAAATAAAGAATAAAATTAATAATAACAACCCGATTAAAGAGTTTCATAAGAAGTATTTTGAACTTGGTCCAGTGCCTATGGATTTTTTTTCAAATATAGATATATATGATTAACCTATTTTTGATATTGTTTGTGATTCTAATATTGATTTCTTTTTATATATGTGAAAAGTTTGATGAACATGAAGAAAATAATAGTGAAGAATTAATGATTAATAAAGAATACATAACAGAGAAAAGAGGTTCTCGGTTTTAATTATTTTCTAGTATTATATTATTATGGTAAAAGTAAATATGAATACGAATATGAATATGAATAAGATGCTTAAAAAGGTAGATAGAAATATGGTAGAAAATGTTGTTATTTTTGTTCTATTGGTAGTAATCCTTGGTCTTTTGGTCAAACACTACCTCAATCGTAAAAACGAAAATTTCTCCGCTCAAAACGGTGAAGAACCTAGACTTGTATTATACTATGCTCCTTGGTGTCCTCATTGTACTGGGTTCAGAGAAGAATGGAAAAAACTTGGGGATTCTCAAGAAGTAAATGGTGTCAAAATACAAGTAGAACAAATTGATTGTCAAGAAAATGCCGATGTTGCCGAAAAAGAAAACATTGAAGGGTTTCCAACCGTCAAATTACATTCAGCAAATGGTGCGAAGGAATACCAAGGTGAGCGAACATCTGATGCGGTTGTTTTATGGTTACAAAAAAATAATTAAATTCATTCTTTTAATAACAACTTAGGAGTGTCTAATAAATAGTTATATTTTTTTTTGATTTGTTCTTTTGTGATTAAATATCCTTGATTGATAATATCCATTTTAATTTCAGTACTTAAACTAAAATCGAATGAATTACATTCAATTTCCAGATCAATAGTTACATCGTAATATTTCTTTATTTTTTCTTTATCTTGATGAACAAAGTTAGTATTTATGATACTAATTAAATAATTATCTATACTATTAATTTCAGTATATTTGTATGTATTACTAGTTAAAACTATCCCTAGGGTTTCTTTGTTATTATTTACACAAATATCTATAGGATAATTATTGGTAAGCGCTCCATCTACATAATATTTATTTTCATATATAACCGGTGTGAAAAACAATGGAATAGATATGGATATTCGTAAAGCATCTATAACATCCATGTTTGGACTATTCTTAAGATTGAAATATTCTACACTGGTTGTATTTAAGCAACTACCGATTATGGTTATATTCTTATGCGTTTTTTCGTATAACTCATTAAATGATATAGAATTAACCTGTAATTTCTTTTTTAAAAACACCTTTAATATTTTTACTATTTTATCACCATTATCCACTCCATATGTATTTCCGAAATTTAATATATTATCAATTTGTATATTTCTGGCTTTATTTATGTCTAAGTTTATGAAAACGTCATATAACTCTTCATAAGTATAGCCAATTAATAAACAAAAACATACACAGGCTCCTATAGATGTCCCGACATAATTATCTATGGATTTTACAATATTGTATTCTTCTATACATTTAATCATACCTATATATGCAAGTCCTTTCATTGACCCACCGCTCAAAATTAAATTCTTTACCATTAACAGAATAAAGTAAAAATTAATAAAAAAAATAACACAATATATATTATATGAATTCTATGATAAATATAGACGAATTACATAATGAAAAAAATGAAAAAATAAAACATAAAAATGAAGTTTATGATATTGTATTAAAACGGTGTCATCAACGTATTAAAAGTGTCGCCAAGGTTCCAGAAGGACCTGAATATTGTTTATATGATGTCCCATCATATATTTATGGATCACCTCTATATAATATGAATAATTGTATATTATATTTAGTGAAAACACTAACCGAAAATGGATTTTTCGTTAAATACTATAATCCCAATTTTATTTTTATTTCTTGGGAAGGTAAAAGAAATCCCAAGAATTTTAAATCTTTACAAAAGAAAGAGAGAAAATTCAAATCTATAGAAGATTTCAAGCCTACAAATAGTTTAGTGTATGATAATAAAACCTTGGATATATTCAAGAAAAATCTATTTTCGTAGATTTCAAGAAAAATCTATTGTTTTCATTGAAAACACAAGAAAAATCTATTTCCTTGATATTTTTGAACAAATTATTTTGTAAAATAAGTCCATCAAAAGCATTATAAATAAGCCAAAAATCATAAACAATAATATATCATTCATATTGGCTGTTAAGAAGTCCTTATTATTTATAGTATTCACTTGTTTATTATTATTTCTAATAAGTTTTTCTATTTTATTGTTAAGTTTAATTATTTCATTTCGAAGATCATTATTGTTTTTTTCTATATTATTTTCTAATTTATTGAATTGTTCGTTATTATTAACAACATTTTGGTTGATTGGTTGATTTACCCGGATAGTTTCCATTTTTTTGGGGCTTGGTTCTATATTAGAATTATTTTGATTTAATATGGGATTATAATTGATATATGGTTTTATATCTCCCCAGGCTTCATCTAAAGTTGCAAAGGGCATTAATATAAATCTAGAAAAAAAGTTTCATATTTTGGTTACATCTTTAATAATATTAACAATACCATATCTACCGTGAAACCCTTTATATGAAATCCAAATAAAAGGTAATACAGGTAACATTATTATAAATACTAATAATAATATTAATGACAATAATATTTTTATTACTTTGGATATATAACACATAAATCCTGCTAAATTATCCATATCCATATCCACCTTTATTTGTGTATTATTTGAATCTGAATCATTCTCGGCCATATTTACAATAAACATAGATTATAATGTTCTAAATTTATAAAAGAACCATTTACATACAGCTAAACTAATTGCCATCATTATAGCAAATGGTATTGCTGGTATAATACCACAAATCATGAGAATCATTGCCAATAAATGAAATATATACCCTAGTATAAAGCTTCCACCTTGTGAAGCACCTTTTGATTTCAAAGAGAACATATTTTTAGTTCCATCTACAAAACTTCTTACCGTATCATTTAAATCATACACACACTCCTTTTTTTCGGCTGCCATTAATATTAAAATAGAGAATTAAAATTATCTCGTTTTATATTATGTATTTACACTATTTATTAACTATAGTATTATCATTATTAATT